CAACCCCGATAATGAACACCTAGACGTACCCCTCCAATTCCATGAAGCCACCCACTCAATTCAACAAGATAAACTAGGAGCAGAGAAATGGTGGGATAAATACCTAGAGGACAAAGACTTCAGACTGTCACAAGAAGTAGAAGCCTACCAGAACCAATACAAGAAATACCGGAAGACACAGAAGGACAGAAACAAGATAGCAAAATACCTCCACAGACTCGCCTCAGACCTATCAAGTGAAGTGTATGGAAGCATGGTAAACTACAGTGAAGCAAAGAAACTAATAGCATGAAGACAGGAAGGCCAACAAAATACAAAGAAGAATACCTAGACAGTGTTACTGAGTATCTGAACGAGTGCGTAGATAACTACAAAGAGAAGAAAGTCCTGTTGCCAACCATAGAAGGATTTGCGCGTTTTATCGGAGTAAATAAGACCACATTATACGAGTGGTGTAAAGATAATGAAGACTTTTCCAACGCTTTAGACAACATAAAGGTAGAACAGCAAACACGTCTCATAAATAATGGCTTAGCAGATACGTATAATTCAACCATTGCAAAACTTATCCTTTCAAGCAATCACGGTATGAGAGAGAAGAGCGATGTGACTACTAATGATAAAGATTTAATACCAGAGACATTTACCGAAGAAGAAAAGACCAACCTACTCGCATTATTGAAATGAAAATATGAAACGACAAAAAAACTTAGAGCCAAAGGACATATACGCATACATCACTGAATCGAGGCAGAGAGGTGACGTAAATATAGAGTGGAAAGAACAACGTGCCATTCGTGCATTGAGATGTTTTGTCCGTTCCGTCTTTCAAGACCATAAGAAAATCACACGCGACTTTCCATTTGGTGAAGTATTTATGGGGATTAAACACGAAAAGAAGAATGACGCAATTACATGACGAAACAGGCACTTGAACGCATGATGACAGGAACAAAGGAAGAACGTAGGTTCCTCGCAGAACACTCGTTTGGTCTATTTTGCATATATTACTTTGATAGATACTTTAACTACGCCCTCGCAACATACCACTATGATTTCTTTACTGACTGTCATGACCTCGTAGAAGACAGAATACGAGAGGTAGCATGGATAGCATTCAGAGAGAGCGGGAAGACCTCAATAGCAAAGCTCTTTGTTGTATGGATGATAGTGTTTAAAAAGAGAAGCTACCTGAACGTCGATTCTTTTGACAAAGAGAACGCAGAACGTATCCTCTTTGACGTAGCTTTTGAACTAGTAAACAACGCACGCCTTCAAGCTGACTATGGAATACTCTTTGCAAAGTCACGGGGGATAGATGAGATTAAACAGAACCGTATTAGTAACTTCGTCACCGAGAACGGTATCCGTGTCGAGGCACACAGTACACAAGAATCAGTCCGTGGACGACTCCACCTCAACCAACGCCCTGATTGCCTCATCCTTGATGATATAGAAACCAACAAGACCAAAGACTCACAGGCATATACGAAACAAGTAGCAGACCATATCAGTGAAGCAATGGCGGGCATGAGCACCAACGGCTTCATGCTCTATCTTGGTAACTACATCACGGAGGCGGGTAATATCCAGCACCTGTTTGACCGCGCAAAGATAGATGAGAAGATACGTGTACGAAACATACCAGTAATCATCGATGGAAAGCCCGCATGGGAAGCAAAGTACGTGATGTCTGATGAGGAAGTGGGGGAGACAAACAAAGTATCTATTGAATCAAAGCGTGTACAGCTTGGTTCCTTAGTCTTCTCTTACGAAATGATGAACCAGCCTATTGACGAAATGCTTGCAGAGTTTAAGAAGGAATATGTGCAACTTGAGGTCGAGGAGACAGTAAAACAGAAAGATACGACGTGCTACATCACCATAGACAGTGCCGTAAGTGAGAAAGAGAGTGCTGACTTTACTGGTATCACTATCAACAGGATATCCACAGAGAATAAGTGGTACATCAAGACGTATAGACTCAAGTGTAACTCCAAGGAACTTATTGACCACCTGTTCTATCTTCACAAGGAATACAACCCCACATTCATAGGGCTAGAGGAGACTACGTTTACAATGGCTATTCAGCCGTTCATTGAGGAAGAGATGCGGAAGCGACAAAAGTTCTTCTCAATTACTCCCGTAAAACATCAAGGAACAAAGAAAGAGACACGTATACGAGGACTTATACCACGATGGGAGAGTAAGAGCATATTCTTAGTTGGGGATAACCTAGAACTCCTCGATGAGATGCGTGTATTTCCGAATGGGCAACACGATGACGTGATTGATTCCCTTTCAATGCAGTTACCACACGCACGCGCTCCTCATAGGAAAACCGTACCGTTGCGAGAGACACCAGAGGGATCATACAACCCCGCAGAATAGATTTGACTTTAAAAATATAGTATAATGTATCTAACATGAAAAAAGTCACACTAAAGAAAGCACCGAAGAAAGATTATTTACTCGAAGTCGTAATGAACAATGAGACGTTTACCGTAGAGACAGACAACCTAGACGAAGCACTTATTGCACTCAAGCCTGAACAGCTCTTAAGCGAGGTATACGTGAAGGTCACTAAGGGAGAAGCGGTCTGTGAACGACGCCTAAGCCTCAACGATGCAAAGCGTGTATTCCTCAATGATGTGAACCGAGAAGTCCTTATCAACAATCTTCTTATCGTAAATGGCTAACGAAGACACAACATACAAAGCCCCTGATGTTTTCTCGTATATTACCACCGAGGAGGCAAATTGGCGCACAGCCCGTGTTCCTCTCACCAACTCAAAGAGCTGGAACATGTACGAGCACATCCAGCGTTGTACCAACGTCGCTAATGGATGGTTCAACCGTGGCGCAAACGACGGCAAGCGACGATACGATGATATCGTCACCCCGATTATTGACGTAGCCTTCAGAACTGAGGGCTTTGATGTAAAGGACATCATCCCGTATGTTGATGACGCTCAGTATTTCTACCTCTCATTTCTCGTAAAGAAGTACCACCCACAGTGGGCACGAAAGAATCAACTTGATACATTCATTGACGATGTGGTAGAGACATCCATCATCTATGACCTCGTCATTGTGAAGAATGTAAACAATTCACGTCCGGAAGTCATCGACTTGTCCACAATTGCTTTCTGTGACCAGACCGACGCTCTCGCAGGAGCATTGTGCCTCAAGCACAACTACACCGTAGGAGAACTCCTCGCGTATAAAGGGAAGTGGAATGATAAAGAAATTGACGTTGCTATCGCTGAATCAAAGGAAGAAAAGAAGATTGGTATTGCAAATAACCAAGTTGTCAAGACACCAGGCAAGTACATAGAAGCATACGAACTTCGAGGAAACTTTCCAGAGACATGGATAGACCCAGAGGGAGACTCAAGTAAATACGTGCCTCAGATGCACGTTGTTTGTTATTACACGAACACCACAGGGGACAAACAAGGCCTCACGCTATACAGTGGACTTGATAAACCCCTCACCGATAACTTCAAGGCTCTCAAGATTGACCGTGTGCGCTCTAAAGGACGTGCGTGTGGACGCTCTATCGTTGAACGTCTCTTTGAACCACAGGTGTGGAATAACTACTCAGCGCAGAAGATTAAAGACCTTCTCGACTCTGCAATCAACGTCATCGTGACCGATAGCGATGAGCTAGGAAACCAGAAGCTTTCAGACCTCAAGCAGAACACCATCCTCAAACAAGAAAAGGGAGCAAACACACAGAGACTTGATGGAACACTACAGAACTTCAACGCATTCCAGACAGACCAAGTCAATCAAGAAAATAGAGCTAGAACACTCGGCTCAGCTTCGGAAGCATCCCTTGGAAGGAACCCAGTGTCAGGGACACCATTTGCACTTCAAAACCTCATTGTTCAGGAAGGACAGGGTATCCACGACTATAGGCAAGGGAAGATTGCCACGTTCTTTGCAGATGTACTCTACCCAGACCTCATCCTTCAGTATCTTGTAGACGAAATGAACCAAGGTAAGAAGTTTTCTGAGGAAGTCTCAATGGATGAAATAGCAGAAATTGCTGAAAACGTAGCCACAAAGGACGCGAACCAGTCCATCATCGACGCGGTATTGAACTCAGGGAGAGTACCTACTCAGGAAGAGATAGATGCAATAAAGCAAGTCAAGAAGGACGTCATCACTCAAGGAAAGACACCGATGTATTCAAAGGGACGAGGCTTCTTTGAACTCCTCAAGGACGAACTCAAAGATATCCCCGTAAAGGTATTTGTAAATATTAAAGGCAAGCAGAAGAGAATGGTGGAGGAAGCTGACAAACTCACAAACATCATCACCTTCGCAATCGCAAACGCACAGGCCATCCAAGCAAACCCAAGTATCGGAAAAACAATCAATGAACTTCTCGAAGACTCAGGACTCTCAGCTATTGATTTTACACACATTACCAAACCTAGTATAATAGAGCCAACACAACCACAAGTAACAACACAAGTAGCATAAAATTATGAAAGACATTCTCACAGACGAAGAAGTAGTAAAGATAGAAACATTTTGCAATGACGCAGTAATGTACAACGCAGTCCGCAAAGTAATTCTTCAAGGAATATACGAACACGGAACAGTACAGAAAGACCACACACCAGACCCACTGAAGAACGGAGCCTTTGCACTTGCATCCACAGCCATGGAGAACCCAATTACCGATGAACTCCTTGGCCAACATATTCGAGGCATGTGGGCAGGAGTAAACGCGATGCACAACGCATTTAAGGAACTAAATAACATTAAAAGCGATAAGAAGGAGCCTGTAGAATCTCCTTACAATGAGGCAGAATAACATGACACACACTATTAAAAACATACTAGCAATTGCCTTCTTCCTCGCCCTTGCGGTAGGAATGCTCACATGGCAAGCACAGCGAACAGACGCAAGTGTACAGATTGGCCACGGCTACCAAGCACGACAGCTCACAAGCTCAAATGTAGGTACATCATCAGTCAGTTCAATATACGCCATTGTAGGCTCGGTCGTTGTATCCAGTACATCACCAGTCACCACAGCCGGCCCAGTAATTGCATTCTATGATACCGCAAGCACCACAATCGCAACGACATCAATGACCGCGAAGTTCTCTATGGGTTCAGAAGGAGGCGTGACACCACCCGCAGGAACATACACCTTTGATGTAGAGTTTGGAAATGGAATCTACATTTGGGTAGACCCAAGTTTCAACGGTTCATACACATTGACGCACAGGTAGATTATTAACAAAAGAATATCACTACTCGGCGAGGAGTAGAGAGTGCCTAGATTGGCTCTCTAAGCATCTCGCCATGTTTAGAAAGCTACTCTAGTCACCCTCGCCGGTGACTTTCTTTTAAATTAGCTAATTAAAAAAGAACACAATGAAAGATTTAGTAACAGTTGTCGCAGTTCTCGGACTCGTAGTAGTCGGGTTCTTTGCGGTAACACAAAAGACCGTAGTCGAGGCACCACAGACTCCTCTCGCAGGGTTTGCGACCGCAGACCTGAACACACCTTACCTAAAGGTTAATGGAGTACACGAGGAGTACCGTTCACAAGCATTTGCACTATCAACAACGACAGTATGTTCAATACAGTCACCAACGTTTGCAACTTCAACTCTCGTGGGTGGAGTTGTAAAAACAGCAACAACAACTGACTATGTTTTGCACATTGCAAAGTCACTTACAAGCAGACAAGCAACCACAACAAACATCCGAACAGAAACAGTAACCGAGGGAGGTGAAGTGCTCGTTCTTATGGCTTCAACGACACACAATGCAGCCGCGGACACAACACGAAC